GGACGATTCTGAACAAACAGATCGTATTCTAGACTTAGAAGATGCTCTAGAAGAATTAAAAGCAGAATTTGAGCAGTTGATGGCAGGTGACGATGACGCAGGCGGCGATATGGGCGGCGACATCGGCGGTGACGCAACTGACGACTTTATGGGCGATATCGAAGACGAGCCAGTTGATGAGTTTGCATTCGAAGACGAACAACTAAACGAATATGTAGACCAAGTTGGTGGTAAAACATACAACACATACGGCAAAATGGGCGACAACGGTGCTAACACTAAGTCTCCAGTAGCCGGCAAGAACGATATGGGCGGTACAACTGCTAATATCGTTAAAGGTGGCACTAGCACAACAGGTGGCACAAAAGGCGGCTTGTTAAATCCTTCTACAAAAGAAGATAACGCAGGCAACATCAACGTTCCAGGCGGCAATGCTGGTAAGACAGCATTCAAGAAGAAAGAGCCAGGACACGGTGCTGAGAAGAAAGGTGCAGGCGAGAAGGCTGACAACAAGTCATCACTAATCGGCTCACGTAAGTAATTAACAGAGACTACTAAAAGATGTCTTTATACCTCCGAGAGAATCTCAGTTTCAACGAAGCAAAACTAGTCGTTGAGTCTGATGACAAAGAAGGAAAAAACTTATACATGTCCGGGATTTGTATCCAGGGCGGTATAAGAAACGCTAACCAGCGTGTTTATCCTGTGCAAGAGATTGGCAAGGCTGTCAAAACCCTTAACGATCAGATTCAAAATGGCTATTCAGTTCTCGGAGAAGTAGATCATCCCGATGATCTAAAAATTAACCTGGACCGTGTTTCCCATATGATCGTTAATATGTGGATGGATGGTCCAAATGGTTATGGTAAATTGAAAATTTTACCAACCCCAATGGGACAACTGATTAGAACTATGTTAGAGTCAGGCGTTAAGTTGGGTGTCAGTTCACGCGGATCCGGGAACGTCAAGGATGACGGTTCCGGTGAAGTGTCAGATTTTGAGATCATCACAGTAGATATGGTGGCTCAACCTAGTGCTCCTGGCGCATATCCAACACCGATTTATGAACACCTTATGAATAATAAGGGTGGTTTCAGAAGCTTGCGTATAGCGCAAGAGGTGAGAAATGATCCAAAAGCACAGCAATATCTCAAAGAGAGCTTATTAGGAATAATAAGCAAGCTCCAATAACAAGGAGAATCACATGTTGGAAGCACTGAAAAGTTTATTTGAAAACAACGTGATTTCTGAGGAGATCAAAGCGTCTATTGAGACTGCTTTCGAGTCGCGCATTAGCGAGGCAAAAGAGCAAGCTACTCAACAACTACGCGAAGAGTTTGCACAAAAGTATGAACATGATAAAGCTGTAATGATTGAAGCTGTTGACAGAATGTTGTCAGATCAATTAGCCGGCGAAATCATGGAATTTGCTGAAGATCGTGCTCAACTTGCAGAAATGAAAGTTAAGTATGCTCAGAAGATTCGTGAAAGTGCTGACGTTATGAAGCAATTTGTAACTAAGCAATTAGCTGTAGAAGTTAAAGAACTACACGAAGATCAACAAGCAATGGCAGAAAAATTTGGTAAACTCGAGCAGTTTGTAATAGAAGCATTGGCTAATGAAATTACAGAGTTTTACAAAGACAAACAAGACTTAGCTGAAACGAAAGTTCGCTTAGTCCGTGAAGGTCGTGAACAGATTGCTAAAGTAAAACAGAAATTTGTTGAACGTGCAGCAACAATGGTTGAATCAGTTGTAAATCAAACTTTAAGTTCTGAAATTACATCATTGAAAGAAGACATTGATGCAGCTCGCAAGGCAGACTTCGGTCGCAAGATTTTTGAAGCTTATGCTTCAGAATTCCAAGCTAGCTATCTAAACGAAAAATCAGAAACCGCAAAATTACTCAAGGTCATAGACATGAAGGAATTGGCTATTGCTGAGGCTGAACAAGCTGTTGAGCAAGCTAAATCTCTAGTAGAAAGTAAAGATGCACAGATTGCTACTTTGAAAGAAGCACAGCAACGCAAAGATATCATGAGTGAACTACTTGCTCCATTAAACTCAGAGCAAAAAGCAATCATGGGTGAATTAATGGAGAGTGTGAAAACTGCAAAACTTGCTGAAAGTTTTGACAAGTATCTCCCAGCAGTCATTGCTGGAAAAGCTCCGCAGAAGAAACAGGCACTTGTAGAGGCAAAAGAAATTACAGGAAACAAAGTTTCCAACAGCATTCGTAGCAGCGAGGAAGAATCAAATATTGTTGATATCCGCAGACTCGCAGGACTAAAGATTTAAGGAGAATTTAAATGTCTGAACTACTAACAAGCCGTTGGGCAGAAACCAAAGAAGCTCTTTTAGAAGGCCTTCAAGGCACTAAAAAATCAGTAATGGGCGCAACATTAGAAAATACACGCAAGTATCTTTCTGAAAGCGCATCATCTGGTGCTACTTCTGCCGGCAACGTTGCAACATTAAACCGCGTAATTTTACCGGTAATTCGTCGTGTTATGCCAACCGTTATTGCTAACGAGTTAGTTGGTGTACAACCAATGACTGGCCCAGTTGGTCAAATCCATACTCTAAGAGTTCGTTACTCTGATGCAGGTGAATTTGCAGTTGGTACAGAAGCATTGAGCCCATTCGCTATTGCGCAGGGTTACTCTGCAAACTCTTCTAGCTCTTCTGCTGGTGCTGCTTCAACAGCGTCTTTAGAAGGTCAAGCTGGTAAGCGTATGTCCATTCAAATCTTGAAGCAAACTGTCGAGGCTAAGACTCGTAAGTTAAGCGCAAGATGGACATTTGAAGCTGCTCAAGACGCACAAGCCCAACAAGGTATTGACGTAGAAGCAGAAATCATGGCTGCTTTAGCTCAAGAAATTACAGCTGAAATTGACCAAGAAATCCTAGCATCTCTAGCTACTCTAGCTGGTTCTGCTGCTGAGACATACGACCAAGCTGCCGTTAGCGGTACAGCTACATTCGTTGGTGACGAACACGCTGCTTTAGCTGTTCAGATCAACCGTGTTGCTAACTTGATCGCTCAACGCACACGTCGTGGTGCAGGTAACTGGTGTGTTGTTAGCCCATTCGCGTTAACAATTCTTCAATCAGCTACAACAAGTGCATTTGCACGTACTACAGAAGGTACATTTGAAGCTCCTACAAACACTAAGTTCGTTGGTACATTAAACAACGCAATGAAAGTGTATGTAAACAGCTATGCAACTGACGCAACTGATGTTCTAATCGGTTACAAAGGTTCTAGCGAGAGCGATGCTGCGGCATTCTATTGCCCATACATTCCTCTAATGAGCTCTGGTGTTGTTTTAGATCCATCAACATTCGAACCAGTCGTATCATTCATGACACGTTATGGTTATGTTGAGTTGTCAAACACAGCATCTTCTCTAGGTAACGCTGCTGACTACCTAGGTAAAGTTGGTCTAAGCACAACTTACGGTAACGTTAAGTTCAGCTAATCAACATACC